TGATATCATAGACTTTGAAATTAATTTTAATACATCATTCTTTACTGCATTAAGCTCTAACTACAACGGCTCGGGCGATTCTAAAAATGCAACAAAAGATTCTACTAACAATCCAGGTAATCCTCATATAGCGGCTAAAGAAGGTTCCCAAGGAAACAATAGTTCTACTGGTAGTAAATCTCTCAAAGAAGATCCTACTGCAAAAAATACAGGAACCGGAGGAGGCAATACCTTAGATACTCCGGAAGTTCAAATTGCTAGATCATTTAATGAAGCGATAGTAAATAATCAGACTGACTTAGTGTCTATGGACTTAACAGTTTTAGGCGATCCGTACTACCTTGCAGACAGTGGCCAAGGAAATTACAGTTCTCCTACATTAACAAAAGCATACACTGCTGATGGAACAATGGACTATCAAAATTCTGAAGTAGAAGTAGTTGTAAATTTTAGAACACCCATTGACTATAATCGAACAGATGGGTCAATGATATTTCCAGAAGACACTGTACCAGTTAAATCATTTAGTGGATTGTATAAAGTGAACACAGTTGAAAATAAATTTGAAGGTGGTAAATTTACACAAGTACTTTCACTAATACGTAGAAACAATCAAGAGTCAGATATTGGAATACCAGGTACTCCAGATAATACATCAGCACTTGAAACAACAGATAAAAAAGATAAAGTTGAAGATAAAAATAATCCATCAGCAGTAACTAAAACAGATACAGCACCAGCTAGTACAGTAAGCGAAGGAGCTCGGTAATGGCAATTGACGGACGTAGTGCTAGGCCCAAGTTAGTAACTAACCCAGGACCGTATGAAGCAATAGTTGTATCACATCTAGATCCAAAAAAGATGGGAACACTATCGGTTGAACTATTAAAGAATAGTAGTTCAGGTAACCAAACAGAACGTAGCGGACAAGTTGTACAAGTAAAGTACATGTCTCCATTTGCTGGTTCAACACCTATCAGTGGCAACACAGCAAACGAAGACTTTGCAGGAACACAAAAAAGTTACGGTATGTGGTTTGTTCCGCCAACACCAGGAACAAAGGTTCTTGTTGTATTTGCTGAAGGTAACCTAGCAAGAGGTTATTGGATTGGTTGTATTCAAGACGCATATATGAATTGGATGACTCCAGATCCTTGGAGCGGTACAACAGCAAATAATTATGATCCTAATTTAAAATTACCAGTAGGTGAATTTAACAAACGTTTGCAAACAGGCAAAGGCACAGATCCTAGCTTATATGAGAAGCCTGCAAATTTAGACTTCTATACTATACTTGGCAGACAAGGTCTGCTGTATGACGATGTAAGAGGCCCTGCTAACAGTTCTAGTAGGCGTAATTTGCCCAGCAGTGTGTTTGGTATATCAACTCCAGGACCAAGAGACAAAAGGGACGGAGCACCAAAAGCTACAGTAGGCGCTTCAGAAACAAGAACACAAAGATTTTCAAGTACACTTGGCGGATCAAGTTTAGTATTTGATGACGGCGATGAGCGTTATGTAAGAAATAGTTTTGCTCAAAGTGATGCCCAAATATATACAGATTTAATTGAAGAAGACAATCCACAATCTGGTCTTAAACAAGTTCCTAAAGGAGAATGTGTACGTTTAAGAACTAGAACAGGTCACCAAATACTTTTACACAACTCCGAAGACTTAATTTACATTGCTAATGCACAAGGCAGTTCTTGGATTGAAATGACTGCTAACGGTAAGATTGATATCTATGCACAAGATAGTGTAAGTGTTAGAACACAAAACGATTTGAATATAAGTGCAGATAGAGATATAAATTTAGCCGCGGCAAGAGATATTAATATGAACGCCGGACGTGACTATAAACTTACTGTATCAAATAACAGTGATGTTAAAGTTGGTGTTGATCATAAAATTGACATTGGTTCAAATAATGATATCTATGTAGGTGCTGATCAAAAATTATTTGTAGGTGCAACTAGAAATACAATAATAACAGGCGCACATACTATTAGTAACAAAGCAACACTTGATGTTAATACAACAGGTGATAGAAAAGATACACAAGCAAACTTAGATCTAAACACAGCCGGCTATAACTATCTTACAGCAGGTGGTAATACTGACATACTCAGTGGAGGCAATCATACAGAAACTGCCGCAGAGATTCACATGAATGGTCCAGCGGCTGTAGAAGCGGCAACGGCAGGTACAGCGGCAACAGCAGTAGTTGCGGCACCAGCACTTTGGCCTGTTAGAGTTCCTGTACATGAGCCGTGGACTGCACATGAACATTTAGATCCACTAACGTTTGTTCCAAGTTTTACACAAGCAAGTGGCTCACCAAGTCCTGCACTTAGAGAAACTACTCCGTTAATTAATACAGATTCAGATGCAAGTGTAATAAACACAACAAATCAATCAGCGGCAAATGTTGGCGGCGCACAAACAGTTACTCCAGGAGTAGTTGGGCCATCAGGAGATCAACCTGCTAATCCTGTACCAGTAACAGACTTACAAGAATATTTCTTAAGTGTAATGATAAAGAAAGCAGGACTAGATCCTGCTACTGCACTTAATACAGCAGACGCTTCGAAACTTGCTGAAGGTGAAACTCCAGGCAATGCAGAAGCACTTGGTATGGCTATGGCACAGATACAAGCAGAGTGCGGATTTAAACCACGAAGCGAAAACTTAAACTATAGTGCTAGACGTCTGCGTCAAGTATATCCAAGTCGTGTTAAATCTGATGCGTTTGCACAAGAACTTGCGGCCGCAGGACCTGCCGCTATAGGTAATACATTGTATGGTAACAGATATGGTAATGCACAAAATGAAGGCTACAAGTATCGTGGTAGAGGACTTATTCAGTTAACATTCAAAGGCAACTACGAAACATACGGTAGAAAAGCCGGACACCCTGAAATTGTTCAAAACCCTGACTTAGTTAATGATCCAGAAATTGCAGTTGCAGTTGCGGCTGGATATATTAATAGTAAAACAATAAGTTGGGATAGTTTTGATTTTGGAACACTAGGCGAACAATATCGTAAAGCAGTTGGTTATGCAAACCAAGGCGGTGCAGAAACTAATAAACGTATTGGACTAGGTAGAGGTTTTGCAAGTAAAATGATAACCGGAGATCTTGTAACAAGAGATAGCATTACAACAGAGCCAGCAGGAACTAATATTGAAGCAGGCAAGCGTGTAGATACGCCAATATCGGGTCCACAATAAGTAGGTAAATATAGTTATGAGTACACAAGAGAAAAAACTGTATAAAGATGTTACAGTAAAGTCAAATAAAAGACCGCAACCGCAGGTACAAAGTAGAGCCTATAGAGGTATTTCTACAACAAATCCTGAGAACACCAGTTTCAATCTCTACGATATTGCACTTATTAAACAGGATATCATAAACCACTTTCATATTCGAGTAGGTGAAAGACTAGAGAATCCAGAATTTGGAACTATTATTTGGGATGTCATTTTTGAACCAATGACAGATGGCTTAAGAGATGCTATCGCAAACAATGTAACAGATATTATTAATTTTGACCCAAGAGTGAGCGTTGAACAAGTTACAGTCGACACTTATGAAAGCGGTATTATGGTTGAGTGTACACTTACATACTTGCCTTACAATATTTCTGAAAGTATGCGTATGAAATTCGATGAAGATAACGCTATTTTAACATAGAATTAAATACGCACTTTACCGTTCTTAATAAATACTGTAACATATAAAGGAAGCAAAGTATGTCAACAACCGACAGACAAAATAGACTATTACTAGCTGAAGATTGGAAGCGAGTATATCAGTCTTTTAGAAATGCAGATTTCCAAAGTTACGACTTTGATAACCTGCGCAGAACAATGATAAATTACCTCCGTCAGAACTATCCGGAGGATTTTAACGACTACATCGAATCAAGTGAATACTTGGCATTGATTGACCTTATTGCTTTCTTAGGTCAAAACATGTCTTTCCGTGTTGACCTTAATGCAAGAGAAAATTTCTTAGAACTAGCAGAACGTAGAGAGTCGGTACTACGTTTAGCTCGTTTACTATCTTACAATCCAAAACGTAACCAATCAGCAAACGGACTACTAAAATTTGAAACAATTAGTTCTACAGAAGAATTGTATGATTCAAATGGTACTAACTTATCTGGACAAACAGTTATTTGGAATGATGTTTCAAATCAAGACTGGTATGAGCAATTTATTAAAGTAATAAATTCTGCACTACCTGCAAACAGTGTGTTTGGTCGTCCTGTAAAAACTGATACTGTTAATGGCATTAGTGTTGAGCAGTACAGAGTTAATGGTGTAAACGTAGATATTCCAGTATTTGGATTTAGTAAAAACGTTGATGGTAAATCAACACAGTTTGAAATTACAAGTACTAATGTTGAAAGTGGAAATATTGTAGAAGAGTCTCCGCTACCAGGCAACAACTTTGCATTCCTTTACAGAGATGATGGTCAGGGTGCTGGATCAAATAATACAGGCTTCTTTGCGCACTTTAGACAAGGACGTTTAGATCAAGGCAACTTCTCAATAGCAACTCCAAGTTCAAACCAAGTTGTTGCAATCGATGCTGTAGACGTTAACAATACAGATGTTTGGTTGTACAAATTAGATGACATTGGTAATGAAAATGAATTATGGAACAAAGTTGATGCTGTAGAAGGTAACAACATTGTTTATAACAGTTTAAGTAAAAATATTAGAAACATTTATTCAGTACTAACTAGAGTTGAAGATAGAATTAGTTTAATATTCTCAGATGGTACATTTGGTGCATTGCCAAAAGGTACATTTAAAGTTTATTACCGTGTAAGTGATAATAGAACATTTGTTGTAAGTCCATCAGAGCTTATAAACATTACAATTACTATTCCTTACAGAAGTAAATTAGGAACATCAGAAAATCTTACAATAGGCTTAGAGCTAAAATATCCTGTTGAAAATTCAAGTACTTCAGAAACTAATGCAAGTATCAAAGCAAATGCTCCTGCAACATACTATACACAAAATAGAATGGTTACAGGCGAAGACTACAACGTTGCTCCACTAGGAGTAAGTCAAGAAATTATTAAAGTTAAGAGTGTAAACAGAACAGCAAGTGGTATTAGTAGATATTATGATTTACTTGATGCTACTGGCAAATATAGTAAAACTAATTTATATGGTAAAGACGGTATACTTTATACACAAAACTTAACTAGCAAAGAAGTATTTTCTTTTGCAACAAAAACAGACATTGAGGGTATTATTAAGAATCAAATTGAAGTTATTCTTAAGAACTATAAAATTAAAAACTTTTATTACTCACAGTTTGCAAAAATAATTGTAGAAGAATTAGGTGCAAGATGGAATCAAGTTTCAACAGCAACTAATTTAACAACAGGTTACTTAACAGATATTGATAATACAAAATTAAGAGTAGGAACATTTACAGGCTCTACATTACAATACCTTGAACCAGGTAGTATGATAAAGTTTGTAGCACCAACAGGGTATCATTTTATGCCTGATGGATCTATAATGGCAGGCACCGCAGATCATCCAGGTGCAACTACTTACAAATGGACAAAAATTATAAGTGTTAATGGCCCAGGTGTTGATAACACTAATGACGGTTCAGGTCCAATAGCATTAAATGATATTATTCCAGGACCAATTAACAACGATTTATCAACTGCTCCTATTATACAAGAAATTAAACCTGTGTTTACTACAGCAATTGAAAATCAAATTAAAACTCAAATTATTGATCAAGTGTTTACTTATAAAACGTTTGGTTTAAGATTTGATTTTAAATCATCAACATGGCGTGTTATAGTAGAAGACGATCTTGATATTTTAAATGTGTTTACTACAGGTAAAACAGGTGACATAACAGGACAAAACTTAGACAGTAGTTGGTTATTGTTATTCCAAACAGACGGAGAAACATATACAATTACATATCGTGGACAGCGTTATGTGTTTGAAAGCGATAAAGAAATTAGATTCTATTACGATAATTCAGATAAAGTATATGATCCATTAACTAACGAAGTTGTAAAAGATAAAATTAGTTTAATGAGTATTAACACACAGCCAACTAGTAACGGATATGCACTTACTCCGTTTACAGTTCCTTTTAATTGGGAAATTGTAAATGAGTATAGAGATAAAGAAGGCTATGTAGATAGTAAAAAGATTGAAGTTGGATTTTATGACAGCGACGATGATGGCGTTGTAGATGATCCAGAAATTTTTGATAAGTTTATTACAACATCATCCACAGGTAAATTTATATACCAAAAACAATATACTACAACTGATGCTGTAGAAGACTTTAGATATGTAGATGCTGTTGATGAAAAAATTACAGCAGTAGCAACAGAAACAGTTATTACTGATACTGGTATTGAAAGTTATGCAACAGGCACAGTTTTTTATATCATAGATAAAAATATTTTTAAAGTTTACAATACAACAACTGAAAAGTTAGAGTTAACAGTAAACTTTAGAGCTTACACAGGTAGAGATGGAATTATATTCCAATATGAGCATTCAGCAGACGAAAGCAACAGAATAGATCCAAGTAGCTCTAACATTATTGACACTTATGTATTAACAAGATCGTATGACACGTCTTATAGACAATATGTAGCAGGCGCCCTAGCAACTAAACCGTTGCCGCCAAGCAGTGATGTATTGTTTATTAACTTTGGTGAAGAAATAAACAAAATTAAATCAATTAGTGACGAAGTAATTTATCATCCAGTTAAGTACAAAGAGCTGTTTGGCATCGGAGCAAGTGACGACTTGAAAGCATCATTTAAAATTGTAAAAAATACAGATAAAGTTGTCAATGAAAATGAATTAAAGGCAGGTGTTATTACAGCAATTAATGAATTCTTTGCTATAGAAAATTGGGAGTTTGGCGATACGTTTTACTTTACAGAGCTTAGTGCTTATGTAATGACACAACTTGCTCCAAACTTAGCGGCATTTGTTATTGTTCCTACACAAGACTCACTTACTTTTGGTAGTTTGTTTGAAGTTAAGTCAGAAGCAGACGAAGTGTTTATAAGCAGTGCAACAGTTGATAACATTGAAGTTGTTACAACTCTTACAGCAACTAAACTAAAATCACAAGGTGCAATAGTTAGCACAACACAAGACATAAGTGCTAGTGAAGCAGTATCAAGTAACAGTAGTTTGAACTTAGGTACTAGTTCAAGTTCAAATAGTAGTAGCTCGAATCAAAGCAGTGGTTCAAGTAGTAGCAATAGCGGAGGAAGCGGTTACTAATGGCGTATGAAAATAACCAGTCAGATTTTCCATTACCAGCAGGTGGTAATGAAGGAAGTCGTAAAAGTGAGAACTTACTTCCTAAGTACTTTAGAACTGATGCTAACAGTAAATTTTTACAAGCAACATTAGATCAATTAGTACAGCCAGGCGTTGCAGAAAAACTTAACGGTTACTACGGCAGACAAATATCTAAAGCATACAATGCTGACGATAATTATGTAGGCGATATATCTACACAAAGAGAAAATTATCAGTTTGAACCTGTAACACTTATAAAAGATGAATTAGATAATGTTACATTTTATAAAGACTATAATGACTATCTAAATCAAATTAAAAGTTTTGGTGGCAACACAGAAAACCAAGAAGTATTAAACTCGCAAGAATATTATGCTTGGCA